TGCACACGCTGTTTGCGTTGAGCAATCTGTGGATGGCGCGGCACCGGCTGTTGCAGGGACTGCAGGGATGAGTGCGTCCGAAAGCGGGCAAGGGACCGTCCACAAGGGTGAAATGCCCTTGTTTGAGCCCCGAAAACCGCCGGATTCGTCACCATGTGGAATATCTCGCCTCAGCGTCCATCGTCGAACGTGTTTTGAACACCATCCTTAGCAGCTGCGCGCAGCATTGGCACTTCATAATATTTACTAAAATTATATGAATCAATTTGAGACAAAAATTTTAGCTCAAGATCCCAATCAGATCCATGCTTACCAGCCAATTGATAGAATTTCGCAGGAAAATCGCCGCTGCTATTACGAACAAAGGACGCAGCATAATATTGCACCACACTCTTATGGATAAATGAATACTCAAAACCGTCTTGCTGCATCAAGCACAAAGTTTTTATAAGCTCATCTTTAAATCCGTCTGAATTTACAGACAACCCAGTCGAGGCAGATGCTTTCTTGACCAATTCATGAAATTTGGCATTTGTCAAAACACCAAGACCATACAGTCTCACATAAAAACAGAACGCCGAAAATACATCTTTGATCTTACTATCATCCAGCTGCGTAAACCTCTTTCTTTTGAAACCCGGCTTAGAATTATCATGCCTATAGAACAATACATCAAAAAGCTCTTCATAGAATTTTGGCACCGTGTCTGGTATGGTATGTAGAGCCTTAAATACGATAACCAAGAGCGTCATCATCAACGGCGTGGTTAATAACTCGCGTATGTCTGATGTACTTCCCTCTAGGGTTTTAATAAGGTTCTCCGCTTGCTCAGCTTCTTGACAAATTCTTTGCAAAAAAGGCAAATGATCATCATCACTTAGAGGCATTAGCTTACAGACTCTAAATTTATGAGATTTCTGTATTTCTGCATCAGGACGAGAAGTAACAACTATCTGCAACTTGTCCCCATATAAATCTATAATATTTTCTATCTCATAAATAGATTTACTTGCAAGCGACGGATCGATCTCATCAAATGCATCAAGCAAAAGCACGAACTTTCCAGTACTAGCCAAGTAGGTCCAAGCTTCTTGTGTATGTGGCAACTTATACTTTTGCAGCGCCTCAAGCAGCAAATCATGAACACCCATGTCATCACGAACCCGTCTAAGCTCTACGAAAACAGGAACTCTATTAGACGTCGTAGCCACATTTAGTTCTTGACCACAAAGATAGCGAAGAAATATTGACTTTCCTTGTCCGGCCGTACCTTGTATAACAATATTCGATCGCTCACCCAGCTCCTTCAGACTATTCACCCTCTTTTCTATTCCCAGCGGAAAACTTACACGTGACGGATAGTAAAATTCATATAGAGAAACCTCATTCTCAACATTCCATAGTGTTTTTATCTTAACGATCGAAGTTAGCGCACGGACAATCTTTAGATCATCAATATCACTCCTTTTTTCTGTCAAATTATTGAAAAATACATCTTTAGCCTTCGGATATACATCATCGAGAATTTTTTTCAGAACACTTCCTGCCCCAACAATTCCCAAAGTTTCAACAATAGCCATATTAATTAAATTTTTAATTTAATGATAGATATTCAAAAATCAATTCATAGCAACCGGCAGCGGAGTTGGCCTGTGCTTGCGCACGGGCTGTGACCCACGCCGACCGTGCCAAGTTCATCAGCATGTATATCAATGATCGACGCTCGGAGAGATCTGCCGAGCGCACCTGCCCTGGAATTGCTTTGAACAAACCAAGAGAAAATCGCATAATCAATGTTGAGAACTTCTTTCGAAGTTAGCCGGAACTCGTTCGAGGTATTTCTTCAAGATCCAGCCAGTTCTGTATTCCTCATGCAGCCAGCTGTAATACTCAACTTCAACCCATTTTCCCTTTTTTTTGATAGCTCGCACCACTTCATTGGGCATGAGCTGTGCATCAACGGGAGCGCCATGCTTCGGCCGTAAGCGAACAGTAGAGATTCGCCTCCGTACGACCAGGCGCTCTACTTTTTCCTGAGATGCTTGCACCAGAGTGCGTTCAATGAGGACCGTCAACGCTTGGATCTGCTGGGCATGCACCTGCGTTGAGGCGAGCATATGTGCTTGGTATGCCTCCGTTTTAGCCTGCTGCAAAGAGCTGTTGTACTCTTGGTAAACGAAGATCAAGATGACCAAAAGGAAGTTGATCAGGGTGAGGACATCATTTTGCTTCTTGCTGAGGATGCCACTTTCTGGCTCGTCCGCCAATTGATGCATAGAACCATCTGGTTCGATGCCCAGCAGAGCCAGTTGCTCTTGAATTCCTTCAGGACCCATCGCCTGAGCCAGAGCCGCAGCGGAACCCCAATCGATAGTTGGCAGCGTTAATTTGCTAAGTCCTAGCTGATGCTGCAACTCCTTGACGGAGCCGAGCATTATTACAACTTCGCTTGGCATCTTCCAACGCTTGTCGACTTGCTCGAAGTCTTTGAGGTAACTTCGAATGCGACTGCCCGCCCCCAGTTCTTCGAGAAGCTTCTTGCTTTGCATCCGCGACTGTTCGAACTGTTCAGCCAGAATTTGGGCCACTGATCCGATGCCCGAGACGTGCTCGGAAAGCCCGTTCATCTGATTGCTAATGGAACTAGCAGCCGCAAGCTCTCGCTGGAGCCGTTGCGCAACCCCATCCTCCAGCACGCTCTTGCGAATACCAGCCATCGGGTCGAGCATCTTGCGCATCAGCTCCCGCCGAGCACGCTCAGATTTCTGCCAAGCTGTGTACGCAGACCCGAGGGCTACTTCAGCCCCAAACATGTTGGCGTACTGCTGAGAGAGGGTCTTTGAAGCCGACTGCATGGTTGTGAGTTCACTGTGTAACCGGGAAAGCCCAGAACTGCGCGCGAGTTCTCCCAGCTGTTTTCCGACGCGGTCGTTTTGAAGCAGCGCTTTGCGCCAAGCTGTACGCCCCTCTTCGATGAGGGCCAATTCACGCGCCAGGGCTCCACCAAAGGAAACATCGTAGTTTTTCGATAAATCCAAAACTTGCTCCTCCATGGTTATGTAAATTTCTTCAAGTTGAAATTGAACCAACAATACCAAATACGGGATTCAGTAGAAGGCATAGTGCCCGATTGGCACAATGGCCCAGTCAGTGCTCCCGCACCAACCCGGTCGCCACGTTCATTGTTAGGGGGCCAGCAGGCCCCGGTCAACATCGACCTGTCTACGCAGCAGCACTACCTCGTCGTCTCGCCTTGCAAGATCCGCTCGGAGTCCTGCAACCACTGCTGCCCCGCTTGCAACGTGCTGCGCGAGGGCGCCGTATCGATCTGCAATATCGCGGCCGGCAGCGGCGTTGGCCTGGGCTTGCGCCCGGGCAGTGGCAGCGCTTCGTTCGGCGGCGAGGCGCAGCCGCTCAACACGGTCGAGATCAGCGCGCACAACAGCGTCGCGCGCAGGGCGAGCCTGGGTGAATGCATCGGATGCCTCCTGGGTTTGTGTTGCGTGGGTGGATTCGGATGTGGCGAGCTTTCGCTCCAAGGCCAGGCCCGCGACGGCTTGGCCGGCCACTTGCTGGGCCTGGGCCGCGATCAGTCGCTGGTTGGCGAGCTGCTCGCCGTGCAGGCGACAGGTCTGCAGGGCCAGCAGCACGGCCAGCACCAGGGCTCCGGCCTGCCAGGCCTTGGACTTGATGGCTTCGAGCATGGCTATACCCCAAGACACGGCAAGTACTTCATGCGCCGGGAATGCAGCGGCACGGTGTTGCGCACGTGCTCGCGGTTGATGTCGTAGGCGCTTTGACCGTAGCCCTGCCACTTCTCGCGGCTCTTGACGCTGTGCAGCTCGACGTGGCCGAACCACTGGTCGGCGTCGCAGCCTGCCCGCAACGTGCAGAGTTGGCGGTCCTGCTGGAGGTGGCTCCAGCCGCCGTTGTAGGCGGCGTCGCAGAAGGCAACGCGCACCAGCGCATCGAGGTCTGGCGACAGCGCCTGCAGGCGCGCATCGCAGCCGCGCAGCTTGATGATGGCCGCGCGCACGCTCAGTTCGGGCCGCTCATAAACGGATTGCCAGTCCAAGTCCTCGAGGGCGGATGGCGCCATGCGCCGCACTTCGTCCAGGCTATCGAAGCGCAGGGCGCCAGTCTTGGTCCAGGCCCGCGTCAGCTGGGCCAGGCCACCGCCCTCTTCCCGCGAGGTCTTCAGGCGCGCGGTCGAGGACCAGCACATGGAGTGCGAAAGCGATCGGCAGGATTCCTGCTCGAACAGCGCACCCAGGTAGCTGCGGCGGGGGATCTTGGGCCAATGGGCGTTGATCTCCTCGACGACCATCGGCGCCATGCCCTCGGCCCGGGCCAGGCCGGCGGGCTGGCGCGCCGGCACCTCGCCCGCCTGGGCAAACTGCGTCATGGACGCCCAGACGATGGCCACGACCATGGCGCCGCGCAGCACGCACAGTGCAAGGAAGGCCAGCCCGGCACCGATGGGGTGATCGAGGGCCTTGATCCATGCGTCGCGGCCGTGGGCATAGTCGGCCATGGCCTTGGAGGCGCTGAGCGCCACGGCCACTGCCACGGCGGTCCACGACAGCCAGAGCAGACGCACAACGGGCTCGCGCCAGCCGTTGGGGCCAAGGGAGTTGATGACGATCACGGCCAGGGGCAAGGCCAGCACGGCCCACCACCGCCAGCGCTTCAGGGGGTTCATAGCGACTCCATTTCTTCGGGACACAAAAAAGCCCGCCGGTGTTGCCACGCGGCGGGCGCTGAAAAGCGGATGCAGATCTAGATGTCGATCCGGGTGTAGACGAGATCCGGGGCAGGCCCGGTCACGGCGCCGTCGCGCACGAACACAGGCGTACCGACTTCGATATCCAGGGGGTTGTTGACGATCGATGTGCCACCGCCCGGGAACTCGACGCGGGCAGTGGTGCCCAGGCGTGCCACCAGGGTGGCGTAGAGGACAGGCGGCTCGGCTTGCAGCCGCTGCAGGCGGCGGAAGAGGTTGATGATCATGCGATGGACCTTTCGACGTCGAGGGCCTGGCGGATAGACGGTGCGTCGACCGAAACAGTGATGCCGCGCACCAGTCCCCGCCAGGTCTCATCAGGCTCCTGCACTTCGATCAGGTAACCAGGGAGGATCAGCCCGGGCCGCGTGCCACCCGTGAGCAGCGGCACCGTAATGGGCTGCTGGTGCGTGATCGCCGAAGCGGCCAGCACGGATTGCCCGCGCATCCGGGCCGCGACGACCTCTGTGATCAGCGCATCCGTGATCTGCGGGGCGAGCCGGTCGCCTGCAGAGCCTGCACGCGTGACATGGCCCAACGGGCGCCCCGGCGCCGTGCCCGCGATGTAGACGGCATTGAAGTGGGCCGCCTGGGCCGGCTGCAGGCTGTCGGCGGTGATGATCTGCCCAGGCATGACAACGTCTGCAGGCGCGCCGGCCCAGGCCCACGGAAGATGGGGAAAACGGGGTGCGATCTGCAGCCGGGGCTCCGACCTGTGGCTGCGCACCACGGCGCCGGCAGCCTCTGCGACCCGCTGGGCCACCGACAACGGCGTGCCGCTGTGGCTCCACACGTCCCCTGGCACCAGCCAGTCGTCGATCTGCCAATCCAGGCCGATGCCCGTGAGGTCGAGCGCATCGAGCACCAGCTGCTGGGCAGTGCGCGGCACGGCGCTGGTCCAGTCCGTATCCGCAAACGCAGGCGCGGAAAGCAGCGAGGTGATGCTACGGCCGGTGAGCTGCACAGCATGCTCGCCAAACTTGCGCGTGCGCGATGGTGGGTCGACCAGAAACACCCATTGGATGCCATCGATGGTGACGCGGATCTGCTGTGGAACACCCTGCCGGGGCGCCAGTTGGTCCAGCAGCGAAAGCTTGCCCGAGGCCGTCATGGTCCAGCCGTATTCGTCGTCGTTTGTGGTGATGTTGATGGTCTGCAGCGGCACGCGCTCCAAGCCGGGCAGCAGCACTGCATCAATGGTGTGGACAGTCATGTAGACCCTTAAAAGCGGAATGACATAGCGCGGCGGCTCGGGGTTGACGCCGCCCTTGCAGCAGAAAAAGACCAGCTCGGTGCTGGCGGTCCAGGCCTGCGAAAACTCCAGCTCGACCGTGCCCCCAGGCGGCGGCACGTAGCACGGCGGCGGCTTGGGTGGATCGACCGGCCGCCCTGGCGTGATGCCCGGCGGCGGCACCATGGCGTCCTGATACCGTGCGCCGCCCATGACCACGGCCAGCTGCAGGGCGTCGCCCATGCTGCTGGTGTGCCGGGCGCCCCTCTGCAGGCCGTCGCCGAAGGCCTGCACGGTGGCACGGCGCACGCGGATCGCTTCCTGGAATCTCTGCAGCACAGATGCCCGGGCGGCCAGGGCGTTGTCCATGCCCTGGTGCGTGGCCAGGTGGACGCGGATGGCTTCCTGCCAGGCCTGGGCGGTGATTCCAGCCAAGGCCAGGGCGTTGCCCATGCCCTGGCGCGTGTCCAGGCGCAGTCGCTGCGAGTCCTGCCAGCGGTGCACCGTGGCCGCGCCGGCAGCCACGGCCAGCCCCCCACCGATGCGCGTGGTGCTGCTGGCCACGGCCGACTGCTGAAAGACAGACACCAGGGCGCCGCGCGCAGCTGCGGCCTCTTGGAAGGCAGACAGCGTGCCGCCCACAGCCGGCCGGTCGGTCCGCGTCTGGTAGATCGCGCCGAGCGCGACCCGCGCGCCAGGCAGCCGGATGGCAGTGGCAGCTGTCTTGCGCCGCAGGGCACGGATGCCCACGCGGGCGCCTGGCAGGCGGATGGCCGCCCGCGCGACCGCGTCCTGCCCCGAGCCCGAATCGTCCTCATTGCCGAACACCAGCTCGTTGGGCGAACCACCGGCCAGCGGGCGACGGAAGATCAGCTCGATGATCGCCATGGGCTACTCGATGAAGCTGGTCGGGGCCAGCGTGAGGTAGCCGCCGGCATACAGCTGCGTGCTGTCCGGGATCTGGATCTGGCCGTCGCCGCCTTCGGCCGACACATCCACGTCCATCACCAGCGCGCCCGCCGCAGACACGATGCGGCCCCAGGTCGCCATGCCGGATTCGAGGATCATGGCGCCTGCTGCATCGCGGGCCAGCAGCCGCAGCCGGCCGGCCACGATCTCGCCGCAAGGCCTGGCCAGCGGCAGCTCTACCAGCATGGGCAGAGCCGAGGGCTCGCCGAAGGCAGGCCGATCGGTATCTGCAAAGAACCGCACGCAGGCCGTGCCCGAGCCCACGTCCAGCAGCAGATCGCGCAGGCCCTGCAGGCGGGCCTCGTTCGCGGCCATGGTGATTTCAACGCCGCGCTGTGTCATGGCATGGCCTCCGGCGTGACGCGGTCGGCGACCACGGCGCGGAAGTCGCCCTCATGGTCGTAGCTGAGCACGGTGTATGCGATGGTGCTGTCGATGCGCAGGAACTCGTAGTCGCCCTGGGCATTGCTCCATGTCTCACGGATCAGCAGGCCATCGCGGTCGCGGTACAGACGCACGCGGCGCGAGACGGGCACCTTGGGACTGTTCTTGTCTTCCTGCTCGACGGTGCGACCACGCACGCGGCCCAGGCCGTTGCCGCCGAGCACGAAGTCCAGTTGCCCGGCCGTTCGGACCCGCAGCGGCCTGGCGATGTTGGAAGAGATCTCCCGGCCGCCAACGCCGACCACGGCGTTCAGCCCCAACACACTGACGGGGTAAGTGACTTGCGCCATGGTCATCAACGCCAGGGGCCTGTGATGTCGACGAATCCGTAGCCGGAGGGCGCGCCAGTAGACGTCGAGTGGGGCAATGCCAGCAGGCGTTTGTCAGTGCCATCTTCCAACAAATAGGTGTCTCGTTCAAAGTACGGTGCGGTATTTGCCTGGGGCACATATCGGAAGCCAGGTATGAGCGCCCGAGGAACAGCCACCGAGACCGGACTGTTATCCACGTAGGTGCGTGTGAACTTGAGTTCGCCATCCACATCGCTGGGGAAGTTCCCCAAAAAGCTGTCTGCCCCAGACGAGGCCGGCCCAATAAAACTGATGTAACGCGGAGCCACAGCGCTACCCAACCCCGTTATTGCCCTCGGCAGATAGAGTCTGGAATTCGTTGTGTTCTGCTCAAGCGAACCAGAGGATGGGGTTGCGTATCCATCGGTAAGGTTTGTCGACCCCATTAGCACCGTGGCAAATGCATCGCCTGCACGACGCAACGCCAGCAAGTCACCGAATGCGCGACTCCCGCCGGCAGTAGCTGCAGTCGAACTTGAGGAACCCGGAGCCACGTTTTCGAGGAAAAAACGCGTATCACCGACCAGGCACCACCGCACCGCCGCCGAGCTTGCAACTGTGCTTTTGCCCCAATACAAACCCACAGCCTGCTGGGCGGCAGTAGGAAACGGCCCTTGCCCCACATCGATGGCCGACATGCTCTCGTAGCCCCGCATGGCGGTCGTGCGGGTGTCTCGGTCATCCACATAGAGGTACATGCCGTAGCTTTGCGGATCGGTGGACCGAAACACAGCCTGGTTGGTCCCAGAGAACGGCTTGGCCCAGCCCAGCGGCGCGTACTTGAAAGTGATGCCCACGCCGGTGTCAACGCTGTCAGGCGCAGCAGTGCGAAACCGGAACAGGCCGCCGGCAGACTCGGACACCCGCTGCTCGCCGTTGAGCAGGGCTTGCGCGGCGCCATCAATCAGCAGCACGCTGTCCGGCGGCGGCGGCAGTGCCGCGCCCGCTGTGAATTCCACTGTGGCCACGCCGGCTGCCACGGTGATGCGGGTGGCCGCGCGCAGGCCGAAGCCTGTGACCAGACAGGCATCGAGCACAGCAATTTTGCTGCCCACCTGGCCGGCCTGCACGGGCGCCCCATACATGGTTGAGAGAAAGTGCTTGACGCTGGTATCGACAAGGGATGCCATGGGTGTTCTCCAAAAAATCAGGGACGGTCGACGCTGCCGCGCACCAAGTGCTCGAACTGGTAGTCGTCGGCCACAGCCTCGCTGGGCTGCACGGTGCGGATGAGGGCATGGGGGGCAATGCCGCCCTCGGTGTTGATGCGCAGCACGTTGCCGGCGCTCCAACCCTGGCCCCAGCCGAGGGCGCGGATCGTGATGTAGGGCACGCCGCTGATCGGGTTGATGGGCGCGAAATCCACGTTGGTGGAGCCCGTGCCCAGGTTGCCGACGTGCTCGCCGATGAACTCGAAGGTTGTCGCGCTGGTGAAGCGGCACATCCAGCGCTCGGGCAGCGCGCCGGCATTGGTGACGAGCAGGGGCGCGATGGTGTCGTTGTAGCTGGCGAGGGCCTCGGGACCATCGACCGTGTCCTGCCATTTGTTGGTCCAGGTGGCCTGGTCAAACATCTGGCTGACACGGGCGCGCAGCGTACCTGCCATCAGCGCGCTGGAGACCACGCTGCCAACAGGAAACTCATGACTGAGCTGCTTGGTGATCGCCAGCATGCCGTTGATCTGCACATCGCTGACCCGCGCCATCTCTTCGATGCGGTGCTGGAAGGTCACGGGCTGGGACCAGCCCGTGATGTCGCTGACGGTGATCTTGCCGGCCTCCAGATCCACGCTCCAGCCCTGCTGGATACGCTGGCCATCGGCGCCGATGACATAGGCGCGCGAGAGCCGCACGCGGCCGCAGTTGATGACCTGGCCGTTGGCCACGGTGACGGGGCCGACCTGGCCTGTGTGGCCGATAACGATGTAGCTGCCCACGCGGTAGATGGGCACGCGGCCATCGGGCGGCAGCCGCACGGGGTCCAGGCCGATGACGTCCGCGTCCAGCGGCAGGTAGAAGTAGCTGACGCTGTTGTAGCGCAGCGTGGTCGGGTCCACGGGCCAGGGGCGCCATATGCGGTTCGGCTGGACGGCGCCGATGTCATCGGCCGAATACCACCATTCGGTCTTCTGGGCAGGGGTCAGCGAGGTGTCCAGCACATAGTCGCCAAACTGCAGCTCGACCACGCCGCTCTGATAGTCGATCTTGCCGCGCAGGTGCGTGCCCGAGATGACGCCATCGATGCCGGCCGATGCCGTGATCTGCTCGCCCGTGGCATCGGACAGGTTCATGACAAAGCCGCTGGGCTTGATGGGTGCGGCGGCTGTGCGCATGAAGATGCTGGCCGTGGTCCAGTTCTGGCGCACGGTCCACAGGCTCTCGACAGCCAGGTCGGTGGCCGGGCCATCGACCACATAGTCGAAGATCCGCGCTACGCCGCTGGAGTAGTCCAGCGCGCCAGCCACGATGCCCAGGGCCGTGGACGTACGGTCGCGCACCAGCACGCCGTCGTAGTCCTCGTAGACATGGCCCATCCACCGAAACCGCACGCTGCCCGGCACGATGTAGTCGGTGGTGTAGGGGCACAGGTCCAGCACCACCGGCTCGGGCGTGAAGTTCATGACATGGTGCTGGGCACTGGCGAAGTCCTCTGCGTAGGTCACCGTCACCGTGCTCGCCGCCAGCAGTTCCTCGCTGACCGAGGTATCGCTGCGATCACCGCCCTTGGAGACCGTCGAAAAGCTCGGGTCACTACCACCGCCGCCCATCGTGGTCTCTTCAAAGCTCAGGGCATTTTCATAGTCGCTGTTGTAGCCCTCGGTCTTGCTGTCCAGCTGGACAAACTTGATGTTGAGGAACTTGCCCGCGTAGTTGATGGTGCCATCCGGGCCGAACGTGCCCTGGCCGTCATCGGTCAACAGGTGGCGCACGGTGTCTTGGGTCTTGCTGGTCTGGTAGCTGGACCGGCTGTGCGTGGACGACGAGCTGGCCGAGGTCTTGGTGGTCTGCAAGACGATGCCAGAGGAAACTCCTGCCATGGTTTTTCTTCCTTGATTGATCAGGCGCCCCAGCGCCGGTATTCCACGCCGCCGATGGACTTGACGCCCGCCGTGTACTCGGCATCCGTCCAGACCACGCCATCGACATCGGGCGGCACGTACTGATTGCCCGTGGGCGAGCTGGTGGCGCCGACCTCGATGTAGACGGACCCGCCGCTGGCGCGCGCCCCGCCCTGGGCCATGTACTTGCCCGTGGTCGAGCCATCGGACAGGGGCACGCGCGAGGTGATGACGGGCGCAGGCGCCGGGGGCACCTGAGGCAGGTAGCTGAATTTGCCGCTGCCGCCGTTTTTGGAGGCCGAGGTGCCACCGGATGAGGCGCCGGAGCTGGCCGAGAGATTGCGCACTGTGATCCATCCCACGGACACGGTGCCGGGCGCAGGGATGGTGTCCAAGGTGATCGCACCGTAGCCGCCTGCGTCGAGGACGACCGTGACGTTCTTGCTCACTGTCACGGCATAGTCGTACTCAATGGCGAACTGCCCACCTGCGTCGATCATGAATTGCGGGCGCAGCAGCAGCGCGGCCGAGGCGTAGTTGATCTCGCCCGTGGCGGCGCCCTGCAGGTCGCCCTGGCCATTGTCCGTGGCCGTGCGCAGCACGCCGCCTGAGGTCCACTTGATGACCAGAGAGCCCGGTTTGATGCCCTGGTGCGGCAGGCGCATGGCGTGCTCGGGCAGCCGCCAACCCGTGGCACTGGAGCGGTTCACGAAGGCCGAGGCCTCACCCCACTGGAAGATGATGGAGCTGCCCACGTCTGGCAGTGCGGGCAGCGTCACGGACACCGAGCCGTTCGCATAGTTGACCGTGCCCACGGCCGAGCCCGTCAGCTCGCCCTGGCCGTTGTCGGATGCGGTGTACCAGACGCCCATCACCTGGAACGACACCACCAGGGTGTTCGGCGCCGGAAAAGGCTTGAGGATGGCCACCCAGCTGAAACTGCGGTTTTCCTGGCCAACCTTGATGCGGCGCGTGTGCGGCGCATTGGGCACGCGGATCTCGCGCGGCGAGGTGGCGAGCACCAACTCCCGCACGCCGGCCGGGCGCTGGTCCAGCGCCGCGGTCTCGGTGCGGGAGTTGGGCACCAGCTGGGTGTAGATGCTGGCCACGCGCAGCATGCTCTCGCCCAACTGCACAGCAGAGGTCAGCGGCTGCGCGCCATAGAAGCTGGCCGCGTCCGCCACGGTCGTGTCCCGGATGCGTGTCTTGCTGGCGTCCACCGCATAGCCACGGTTTGGAGGCGACCCAGGGAATGCGCTGCGCAGCCGGGGGGTTATCTCGCACGTTGTGACGCTGGCGGTGTAGTCCGTGTAGCCGCCGCTGCTTGAGTAGGAAAACTGCAGTGTCTCGGTCTCGGCGCGCAGCACGCGCACGTACTGCAGCACCTGGCTGGCCAAGCCCTCGTTGTAGACGAGGATCAGCGTGCGGCCGATGGTCGGCGCTGGCGTTCCGGGCCGGTGGAAGATCTTGATGGAGGCCTGGCCCTGGACGTGGTTCTCCAGCAGGTAGCCACCCCACTCCGTGCCCGGGATGAGGTAGGCCGCGATGGCGGCGGCGATTTCAGAACGGCGCGCGAACACGCCGCAGGGCGCGATGGTGATGGACACATTCGGGTCGTTGGGCACGGCCGTGATGACGATGTTGGCGTCCATCAGTGGCTCGGTGGTGGGCGTTTGCACAGCCGCGTGCACCTGGCGAATGGACACGTCGCCGCCGGCGCGGTCGACCTCGGTGATGTCCTCGAAGACGCCATTGCTCTTGCCCCAGGGGATGACGTTGCCAGTGGGGCCGCCGCCGCCGTTGGCGTCATCGGTCATCACCTTGGATTCGAGCAGGCGGATGTCGCCGTCTTTGATGGTCATAGGGTTTCGCTCGCCTCAATAAAGCGCAGCACTAGGCTGCAGTAGTAGTCGCTGTCTTCGGGGTCGCTGTACTCGATGACCGACTGCATCGCGATGGCCCGCGTCTCCTCGGCGTCGCCGTGGTCGAAGACGACCTCGAATTCCTCGGCCAGGATGCGCAGCGTCATGCGCAGCCCGGGAATGCCGGACCAGGCCTTTAGCGTGCGCAGCGTGGCGCGCGAGATCCAGGCGCTGTTGCCGTCGCCCTGCAGCGTGATCGGCTGGCCCCCGTTGCGGGCCATGGCATCGATGACCAGCGTGCCGAAGATGCCGCGCTCGGTCTTCTGGGTGACCTTCGACCAGGTCAGCTCGTCCACCCAGACCAGGTCACGCGGCAGCTCCAGCACCTGGGCGCCGTTGGACAAATAAATGCTCATGAGGTCAGGCTCCCAGCTGGATCTTCTGCTGCTCGATCACGCGCAGCACCTCGCGGGCCAGCGCCTCGATGGACTGTTGGCCCGTCAGGTTGGTGGGAACGGGGTAGGCCATGCTGTTGCCGATATAGATGTTCACGATGCGGTCGATGCGCCCACCACCACCTTCGCCACCACCGCCGCCTCCTTGCCCACCGCCGCCAGTACCGCCGCCACCAACCTCGCCTTCGGCCTTCTTCTTGGCGGTCTCCATGGCTTCGCGGATCTTCAGCGCGTCAAGTTCCCGGTCGAACTCGAACATGGTGAGATCGCGCATGTAGTTGCCCAACTGCCCGGCCGTTGTACGGAACGGGTTGTCACGCTCGTACTGCTCCAGCCATGCCTGTTTCCAGGCCTCGGCCTCCTCCCGGCTGTTGAACGTGGGCACAAGATCCTGGGCAGCGGTCGTGCCCCTGTTCATGTACTTGGAGTCGTCGACCTCGCGGTTGCGGTTGTCCTGACGCTGCTGGAAGGCTGCGCTCAGCATCTGCCCCTGCTTGACCAGTTGCTGGACCTTGTCGGAGACCTTGTCTGCCTCAATGCCCATGCTGCGCAGCACCTCGGCCGCCGTGCGGCCCAGCTTCTTGAAGGAGTCGCCCGCGTCATCCGTGGAGCGGCGCAAGTCCCCCATGGCCTTGAGCGTGGCCCGTCCTGTCTCGTCCACCTCGATCTTGAAGCCGCGCACCGCAGCCATGGACTTGACCCATTCGGGCGCAATGCCCTTGTTGGCGGCGATCGCGTCTTCGGCCGCCTTCTTGAAGCCTTCGCTCAATTCCCGGGCACTGGCCTTGCCGGAGGCCACCATGAATTCATAGGCAGATCGCGAGCTGCTCGCCACTTGCTTGAGCGCCTCATCTGAGGTGATGCCCAGCGCCTTCATGGCCTCGCGCAGGCTGTTGATGCCTGGCTTGGCCTTGTCCAGGGCATCGGACAATTCCAGCGCCTTGGTCTTCGCCTGGTCGAGGAGTCCGTCCGCCACCTTGTCGCCCAGGACCTTGCGCAGTTGCTCGACGCGCACACGCACCTCGTCGAGGGCCTTCTGGCTGTCGGCGGTGTTGATGGCCTTGACCAGGCTGGCCTCGAGCACGCGGCCGGTGTCAATGCCCTGCTGCTTGAGGCGATCGAGGCCTCGGATCACGACATCAAGATCATTCAGCGCGCTGCGCGACGCCTTGCCAATGCCGCCCTCCAGGGCGGTGAACTCCAGCCCCGTGCGCTGCACGGCGGCGCGCAGGACGTTGTCCATCATCTCGGCCACGCGCTCACCCTCGCGCGTGGCCGCCGCCAGGGCGCCCTGCAGGCGTTGGCGCAGGGCATTGACCACTTCCTCGGAGGCACCGGCCTGAATGGCCTCCTCGATCTGCTTGCCCAGCTTCCTGGCATCGCTCCCCGCACTGGCGAAGGCCTGGCGCGCCAGGATCTCGAACTTCATGAGATCCTGGCCTTCGAGTGCCTTGGCCCAGGCGCCCTGGAACTCGCTCGCACTGATCTTGCCGTCCTCGACCAGCTTGTCGAGCACGGCCGAAGCATTGCGGATGCCTGGCGCCGACCCCAGATCGAAATCCTTGCCGATCTTGGAGATGGCCTCGGCCGCCGTATCGCCCTCCTTGCGCAGCTTGTCGAACTGGCCAATCAGGCCCGTCGACTCCTTGTTCAGATCGAAGCTGCGATTGCGCACCTCCTCCAGGGCCACGGCCTGGCGGCGCAGGGCCTCGGCCTGCTGCCTGGCAGCCTCTTCGGCCAGGCGAGCCTGCGCTTCGTTTTCCTTGAGCGCATCGCTGTGCCCCATGACCTTGGCAGCCGTTTCGCCCATCCACGTGCCGAGCTTCTTCAGCTCAGGCAAGAAAGCGACGACGGCAACAGCCAATCCCACAGGGCCACCCAGAAACCCCGTGACAGCCCCTATGCCCCGTCCAAGCAGCCCGACCTTGCCAGTGGCGGCCGTTGCGGCGGCCCCCAAGGCACCCTTCGCGGCCGTCGCCGTGGTCAATGCGGCAGTGCTGCGGGCGGTCTGGCGCTGCAGCTCGCCCTGCGACACGCTGACACCCTTGAGGGCATCGCCGAACCCTGCCCAGGACTTGGCATTCGCAGCCTGTGCCGCCGTACTGGCAGCCGAGGCCGTGGCGTTTGCCGCCTGGGCCGCCGCACTGGCGTTCACCGCAATGGCATTGGCGCGGTGCGCAGCCGTGTTCGCGGTGGTGGCCACGCTGTTGGCCTCGACCGCTTGCGTGGCCGCCAGCGTCTTGGCCGCCCAGCCCGCGAACCATTCCGCGATCTTGGCGATCTGCATGGCGCCCCAGACCTTGCCGGCCGCCGTCAGCGTGTTGACCAGGATGTCGAGGTTGCCGGCCAGGGCGTCGATGACCTTGGCTGCGTTCGTGCTGCTGATCAGCCCCTTGTCGGCTGCGCCCACATACAGGGTCCACTGCGTGGAAAGATTCTGCAGGGCACGGCCCACGGTGGGCGGCAGCTTGCCGTACTCGCGCGCCACGACATCTGCCTGGCCCTCCAGGGCCTTCATGACGGTTTCCGCCGTCAGGGCGCCCTGCCCGGCCATCTCCCGCAGCTCGCCCGTGGTGACGTTCAGACCCTTGGCCAGCGCCTCCGCCAGGCGCGGAGCCTGCTCCATCACGCTGTTGAATTCTTCGCCGCGCAGTACACCCGACTGCAGGCCCTGGATCAGCTGCGTCAGCGCGGCCCTGGCGGACTCGGCCGCGCCGCCCGACAGTTGCGTGGCCTGGTTGATGGTGGTGGTCAGCCGCAGCGCCCGCTCCTGCGCGGCGGCTGCAGCCATGCCCCCCTCCTGCGAGGCTTTGGTCAGGCGCGCGAACAGGTTGCCGGTTTCCTCCAGCGAGCTGTTGGTCGCCAGGGCCACGCGCTGCACGCCGCCGAAGGACTTCTCAAACAGTGGGCCTTCACCCGTGGCGAGCTTGACACGGGCCTCAAGGTTCTTGAATTCGTCGGCCGTCGCGCCTACGTCCTTGATCAGACCACCGAAGTAGCCACCGCCAATCGCCAGCGTGGCGATCTGCTGGATGCGCTGCAGCTGCGAGCTGATCGATGACATGCCCTCGCGCAGCGTGCGCTGGTTCGCTGCCTGCACCTGGGTGGACTGCGAGGATGCTGCAGCGGCCTGCTGGTAGGCCGGAGCCATGGCTGCCACCGCTGCGCGGACCTGCTGCACGGCGCCCTGCAAGTTGCGCTCCTGCGCCGTCAGGTTCGTGGTGCTCAGGCCCACGGCCTGCATCTGGTCGCGAACGGCGGCCAGTGTGCCGTTCTTGACGCGCAGCTCGCTCGACAGCTTCGCGGCGCTGCCGATGGCCAAGTCATATTCCTTGCGCAGGGCAGCCTCGGCGTTCTGCGCCGTAGTCGCCGCCTGGGCCGCTTCGCGCTGGCCGGCCTGCTGAGACTTCAGCTCGGCGGTCGCAGCCTTGATGCCCTCCTTCAGGCCCGCAACAGTATTGCGGTAGTCGTCCGTGCGCCTGGCTGTTCCCGTGGTCTCATCGCGCACGGCCTTGAGGGCGTCGCGCTTGCGCTGCAGCTCAGCCTGGGCCTGTAGGGTTGCGGCTGCAGCCGTCTTTTCGGCGGCAGCCAGCGTCTGGGACTTGCCGGCAGCGTCCTGCACTTCGTTGCCCAGGCGATCGACGGTGGAGACAGCCTTCTCGAACTCCTGCGACAGAGACTGCGTCTGCAGCTTCAATGCCCCGAATTCGCCCAGCGCTCGCTGCTTGGCGCCCAGCGCCTCGAGGGCCTGGGCTGCGTCCTGGGCGCTTTTCTGCAGATCGCCCTCGAGCACATCCCCGACATCCCGCAGCGTCTTCGCCAGTTGCTCGGCATCGGCCTCGCCCTTGACGGCGGCTTCGATGTCGTATTTGATCTTTGGGTCTGCCATGTTGGGCGCTCAGAGGTCAGGTAATGAAGGGATTGATCTGGTGCATCGCACTGGTGTGCGCGGGTTTGCCGCTGGCCCTGCTGGGCCTGTGGCTGGATTCCGAGCGCCTGATGGCGATCGGCGCCGGGGCCATCGCCACCGTGGTGGTGGGATGGCCGGTGCTGCTGCTGATGGGCGCGGTACAGACGTCTGCACCGCGCCGCTGATCAGTCGCCTGCAGTCGGGAGACGGACCTCGTAGCCCTCGGTCTTTCCGGGCGGCGTGACGATCTTTCCGGTCAGCGTGATGGCCGAGTAGTCCGAGCCCAGGAAGTCGAAACCGTTGTTGGCGCCCAGCACGCATTCGTGGACGTCCGCTTCGATAGGCGACCCGTCGACCATGTTCTTTCCATCGAAGCGCGCCTGGCAACGCACCTGGGTGACACGCCCGCCCAGGATCTTCTTGCCGTCGACAGCCTGGTACGTCGCGGACAGCTTCACCACATCGTTCTTGGCAGGCGCGCCGGCGGCCGCAAGTACACGGATCTCCCCGCGCAGCCAGTTGACCTCGTAGTGGGTGCCAAGGACAAAAGGATCGCCTGCGCCATCAGGAGCGAGAGAGAAGCCCTGCTCCACCAGGTTGCGCTTACCCACTGCCAACCAGACGCCCACGGCGCTGATCGTCATTTCCTGAGCGGTGATCGTGCCGGCGCCCTGGGTGAGCTTCGCGACCAAGCCCTGGAACTGCATCGCCATGGCGGTCGTGCTGGCGGCCGACAGCTCGATGGTGATCTCGGTGGGCTTGGGCAGCACCACCGAGGCCCGGGCCTGGCCATAGTCGAGGTGCGACCGGGATTCCGAGACCTTCTCCTCGAAATTGGGCTTGATCTCGAACTTGTCGGCATCCAGTGGTGGCCCGAAACCGTCATAGGCCAGTGTGGCCGTGTTCCAGGGGTTCAGCGAGACAAGGCCGCCGGCCAGGATGGCACGTGCTGTGGTGGACATGGTGATTTCCTTCCAAAAAAACAAAACCCGCGCGAGGCGGGCAATCTGCTGAGTCGATCCGACGCCTATGTCGGATCGCGGTAGGCGAGCGTGAACAGGCCCAGAACCAGGGCGCCGCCCACGTCGATGTTTTCGAGCTGGTAGCGCACCTCGCCCTCGGCCATGCCGCCGCCCTCGATCTCGATGCCCATCTGCGTGAGCAGCGGCATGCACTCGAGCACGGCACGCTTGGCGACGCGGTAGTCGGCATGGGCCTGCTCGCGTGCGGCTTCCACCCGGCTGATGACACCGAGGGAGAATCTGTAGGAGCGTCGGGGACGCTGGCCGGGCTGGTCGCCCCTGGGCTTGTCCGCCTGGTCCTCCACGAACAGCACCCGCCCGCCTGTCTTCAGGTCGGCAGCGGCCAAGGGGTTGTCGCGCAACACAGCACCCTGCAGACCTGGTGCAGCCTGCAGCGCCTGGTAGACGGTGCGCCCGATCACGAAAGGCGCGCCATAGCGCAGCACGTCAGGATGGGGCTGGCTCATGGCTGCACGCTGCCCAGCAGCGCCTCCATCTCAGATCCATCGTTGACGCGCTTCGGCTCGGCCAGTACGCGGAAACGGTCACCGATCCGCACGCCGATGGTGGGCTCATCGGCCAGCATGATCAGCACATCGCGCTCGCGCAGTTCGTGCATCGAGGGCAGCCGCAGCGTGCGCTCTGCAGCGAAGACCCGGCCATCCAGGGCCTCGTCGTCCATGACGCCGAGAATCCCTGCGGCCGAGCCCACGACAGCGCCCTGGCGCTCGATGGAGAACGTCAGGGCGAAGTCGTCGCCGTAGAACACCTCGCGCAGATCGCGGTCGAGGTCCAGCATGGTCAGGCCTTTCCGCCCTTGGCCTGCTCAGCTGCTGCCTTCTCAGCGGCCAGGCGCTCGGCTTCGGCCTGCTCGGCCGCTACCTTCTCGGCAGCCAGGCGCTCGGCTTCGGCCCTCTCGGTTGCCGCCTCCTCGGCAGCCTGGCGCTCGGCTTCGGCCTTCTCGGCTGCAGCACGGGCTGCGTCGATCGCTGGGTCCTCCAGCACGCCCAGCGCGACCAGAGCCGCGCCCTCGTCGGCCTTGAGCGTGATGGGGCTGCCCACGCTGTGGCGCTTCCCGTCATGCTTGACGGGCGACAGTACGGTGTACTTCGGCATGGCCGTTACGCTGCCGCGCCCTGGAACAGGAAGCCCGCCGTAGCGCCGACCAGCTCGGGGCTGTAGGCGTCGCAGACAGGGTAGTACCAGGTCTGCTCGTTCTTGCCGAAGTACGGCTCTTCGACCTGGGGGCGGTCCTTGAGCTGGTAGGTGTAGCCGTAGTTGGGAGATCCGCGCTGTTGCATGGAGGCCGGCGTGGTGTAGGCCAGGATGGCGTCCAGGCCCCACATGTCCTTGAAGCCACCGTCCTCGAAGTAGGTGGCTTCGCCTTCGACGATGCGATCGATCTCCAGCAGGCGCTGCAGCTGCTCGATGGTCGCCGGCACACGGTCCACCGTCACGCTGATGCGATCCAGGATCTTGGGGTGGTTGCGCAGCGCCGACAACACCCGGGGGCCGAGGGTCATGACATTGGGCTTCTTGCCGATCTTCTTGCGGATCACTTCCTTGGCCTCGTTGAGATCCTCGGCCGGGTTGCTGTTGGGGTCGGTCCACTTGCTGGAGCCAGACAAGGCCGTCTTGTTCTCCGTGGGGTAGTTGGCCGGGTTGCGCGCCAGATCGGCTGCGAGCTTCTCGCGCTCATTCGCCATCACGTCCTGCACCGTGTTGACCGCCATGGCGCCCATGTCGATGCCGGGAACGGCCTGGGCTTCCTCTTCATTCTCGATGGGGACTTGGCCTTCCAGGCGGTGATCCACCAGCGAGTACTTGCCCTTGGCATAGCCCAGCTGGATGCGCTTGGTGTTCGCACCGGGCGCACGGGCCGTGTTCACCAGGCGAAAGCTCTCAGGGCCGAAAACCAGGATGGTGCCGGCGCGCTGGCCGACCTGCACGACGGGAAACAGGATGCTGGCGATCTTGGCATTGGGCGAGCCATAACCGCGCGCCACCTCGGTGAGGATGGGATCGACGACGCGGAGATCGGAAAGGTTGGGTTGCGGCATGAGTTTCTCCAGAGAATGATTCAGGGATGGGATGGATCAGGCAGCAGCGCTGACCAGGCCGGCGGACGGAACCAGCAGCACCTCGATGCGCTCGCCCGCTGCGGCAGCTACGCCGAGCGCCCGGGCCACAGGGCTCTTGCTGCCCACGGTCAAGGGCACGACGCGGCCCTGCGCGTCGACCATGAGGGCCGCGTCCAGGGAGATGGCACCGCCCGCCTCGACGATGGAGGTGCCCTGCACATCGACGGGCAGCAGATCACCGGCCTGGGCTGCGCTGGTGCGCGTGACGCCGAAGGCAACGCCGCCGGCGACGGGATAGCCGCCGGACTGCGTGACGAAGCGTTCGGCAGAGACGGCGGCGCTCGCCACCACGGTCAGGGTCAGAGTGGAAATGTTCCCGGAGGGCATGTTGTGCTCCTAGTGAGGGGGTTGACGATCCGGGCGCTCAGCTGGCGTAGCCCAGTTCCTTGAGCGCGGCGACGAAGCTGATGCCCTTCTCCTTCGCCAGGGTCTTGGCCTCTTCGATCTGCTGCACCCTGGACTTTTCGCCCTTGTCGGCCGGCGCGGCGCTGCCCTTGGCAGCCGGCGGCGCATCCTGCTTGTGGGCCTCGATGGCAGCAGCGCGCAGCGCCTTCTCTGCGCCCAGCACCGCCAGGCTGGCGTCGGCGGCCGAGGTCTTGCCGTCGAACGCCAGGCCCTGCAGCAGCTCCTCGTGGCCGGGCAGGCCCTCGCCCACGGCGAGGACCGCCTTGATGCGGTCGCGCTCCTGGGTGGAGCCCAGGACGATGAACTCGGCCTTGAGGGCCGCGAAGAGAGGGGCGTGGTCCTGCTCGAAAGACGCACGCGTGATGGAATCGGACATTGCTGTTTCCTTTGGATCACGGGTTGAGGTTTTGTCTTTGGGCGCAGCACCGGCGCTTGCTGACGGAGCCACCGGCTTGATCACGGCCTTGCGGCGCGACGCGAACTCGGTGGGATCTGCGGCCATGCGCTCCAGCAATGCGTCGAGGGTGGAGACACCGTCCACCAGCCCCGCATCGATGGCCTGCTGGCCACGGAACACGCGGCCATCGGCCATGTGCTCGAGAACTTGCTCGGCGCTGACGCCGCGGTAACGCGCAACGTCGTCCACGAACAGCGTGTAGACGTAGTCGACGTCCGCCTGGACAACCGCCCGGGCCTCATCGGACAGGGGCTCGTTCGGCTTGGACAAGCGCTTGTATTTGCCGGCGGTGATGCTTTCCTGCTGCACGCGAGACGAGGGGTCGAACTCCCGGTCCACCACCACGCCGATGCTGCCCACGCTGACGACGGAGCCGCTGACGAAGATAGCGTTGGCGCCGCTGCCGGCCCACATGCCCGCGCTCAGCAGCATCTCGCTGGCGTGCACGACCAGCGGCTTGATGGCACCGGCATCGTGGATGGCCTGGGCGAACTCCGGCACGCCGATCACGTTGCCGCCGGGCGTGTCCATCGCCACGACGATGCTGCGCACCCGCGCGTCTGCCAGGGCGCTTTCAATCTGCAGCGTGGCCTGCCGGGTGCTGATGCCGCCCGACACGCGCATGAACAGGTTGGCCTTGGGGGCCATCACGCCGGACAGCTTCAACAGCGCCACGCCGCCGGGCAAGACCTCGTACTCCTGCTGTTCGTGCGCCAGCGGCCGGCCCAGCCGGGCCTCGATGGCGTCAAGGTCCAGCTTCTCGCCGCGCAGATGCATGGCGTAGATGCCCTGGATCTCGCGCAGCATGCCCGGCTCGATGGCCCAGGCGCCAAGAATCATGTCGTGCAGCGTCATGGTGTCAGCCTCCCCTGCTCGGCCCGCTGCTCAGGTAGCGGTTCACATCGTTCATGGACTTCTGCAGATCCTTGACGTCGCGCCGGATGTCCGTCAGCGTTTCTTTCATGCGCGAGTCCTGCTCGCGCATGCGCTCGATGGCGACGGTGGCCTGGATCTCGGTGACGCTGACGCGCTTGTCCAGCGTGCTGTACGCGGAAAAGCCGGCCACCAGAAAGCCGACGAAAGTCAGCATGTGACCGAGGTTGATCGTCGGGTCGAACACCATGCGGCGGCGGTGATGGGTCTCGGTCAAGGGGGCGAGATCAGTGCTCATTCCTGCTCCTGGGGGGCTTGTTTCGGAGGGGTTGTTTTGGGTTGCTGGGGCGCCGCTGCGCCGGCCTTGGGTGTGGGCAGCATTCCGTCCTTGACCAGGCGCTCGTACTCGGCCAGCTTCTGGTCGTAGGTCTCGTCCCAGCCGCTGCCGAACAGCTCCCACTCCGCGCGCTCGCGCGTCATCAGCCGCGCGTCGATGGCCTCGACGTAAGCCTCCACTTCGGCTTTGGGATCGATGCTGCCCATGCTGTCGCCCGGCCAGGCGGCACGCGTGTAGGCCCAGCGCAGCAGCGGGTCGGCAAAGAAACCCGGCGCGGGCACGCGGCCGCGCGCCACCGCCTCGGTCAGCCAGGTCTCGAACACCGGCTGGCAAAAGCTCAGCGACAGCCAGTAGCGCACGCTGCGGAAATACACCCAGGCATCCAGCAGCGCGGCCTTGCTGGCGGAATAGCTGGAGTTGAATTGCTTGACCAGCAGCTCGAAGGGAAGGCCCAGGGCAATACCCATCTGCTTGATGACTGCCTGAATGAAGGGCTCGAAATTGGGATTCGGCCGCGACGGGTTGACGAAGGTTGCCTTCTCGCCAGGTGCCAGACCAACCACGGCGCCCATGCCCAGGGCAATGTCGGCAGGTGCCTCGCTCTGCGTCGCGCTGCCGCCATCAAACACCGGCGCCGCATTGCCGCCTGGTGCCTCAATGAACACCGTGAGGTAGGCGGTCAGCACCGCAGCCATGATCTCGGCTTCGGTGTAGCGCGAGATCTGCTTGATGCAGTCGATGATCGGCGCCAGATAGGGCACGCCACGTGGCATGCCCGGGCGCAGGCAGCGGAAGTGGTGCAGCATGCGACGCCGGCCGCTGCGGCCCAGGCGTTCGATCCATTCGCCCTTGTAGGCACCGCCCGGCTTCGGCAAGCCGCTGCCTGGGTGCTTGTCATACAGGTGGTAGGCCTCTGGGGCACCGTGGGCGTTCAGGCGCACGCCGCCGGACTCGGTGTCGCTGTCAGCCTTGCCGCCGGGGTTGCCGACACGATCCGCTTCCAGCACCTGGATGCGCAGCTCGTAGGGCTGGGTGGCCGTGCGCTCGCCATCTGGCAGCAGAGAGAAGCAGTCACCACTTTCCAGCGCGGACCGCAGGACCAGCGCCTGCAGCTGGTAGAAATTCTGCTTGCCCTCGATATCGCACTCGGTGCTGTCGGCCCACAGGCTGAATTCCTGCTGCACCTTGGCTTTCCACGCCAGAGCGCGATCGCGCGACCAGCCCAACACCGCAAGATTCGGCTGCGCGCTGAGCGCCAGGCCCGTGCCCACGACCCGGTCGATGTTGGTGTTGATGGCACCCACCGCGATGGGACTGGTGCGCGCCAGCTCGCGCGACGCGCCACGCTGGAAAGGCAGTTGGCGCATCGTGTCCGACCGGGCATCCCGGGGACGCGGATTCCAGAAGCGGCGTGGAGAGGCAGAGCCGGCGGATGGCATCTCGCCGCCCATGGCCTGCATTGCTCCCAGCGCCTGGACCTTGGCGCGGGACAGCGCCCTATCAGCCGCCCAGCCGGGAGCCACCGCCGCAATCGCGCGATCAAGCAGATTGAGTTGCATGGCAGCTTACCGGGGGGACAGGTAGACGACGCGGCGCACGCGGCCGGCCAGGCCCTGCAGGCGCTCGATGTTGGCGCGGCACTGCTGGATGCCACTGCGGACCTGCTCAAGATCGGCGCGGCGATTGCGCCTGGCGGTCTGTCCGTTGCCGATCATGTACTCCTGCGAATTCAGGATGCGTTGCTCGGCGTCGAGATAGGACTGCAGGCGCTCCCGCTCCTGCTGCAGTTCGGTGGCGGCATCAGTCATTACCAAGATCCTTTGGATTGCAGGCCAGCGATCGCGCGCTCGAACTCGGGACGGAAGCGCTCCAGCGCCACGCGCTGCACGGTGCCGCTGAAGTCGAGCCGGACCGAGTAGTCCGGCGCATTGCTGGTGAAGACGAACAGGGCGCGCAGACGCTTGCCCTCGCGCCGCCAGATGCCGTCAGGCCGACCACCGCCCTGCGGCTGGCCTACGAACATGTCGTTGGCCAGGCGCCGGCCCTTGCGCAGCTTGGCGCCCGTGGCACGGTCGCGCGTGGAGCTGGCGGCGCGGATGCCCTTGAGGGCGTTGAGGATGGTGCGGACCTGGGCGCCGCTGACGTTCCCGTACGCATCCAACTTGGCCGCCGCGCCTGGCATGGCGTACTGCGTGGGCGACAGCACGCCCTGGTAGCGCAGGGCCATCTCCAGGCCCTTGTGCTTGCGCACGCCGCCCTCGACCTCGGGGAACAGGAAGTTTTCCGGGGCCACGCCCGGGGCATGCGCGCCCGTCTTGACCATCACGCGCGCCACCAGGTTGTCCTTGGTGGCGGGCTCGATGCGCAGTGCGTTGAGCGTGTAGGGCACGGGGTTGGAGAACACCTTGCGCATCTCGGCCGGCAGGTCCTCGGTCTGCGCCTGTTTGGCGCAGCGGGTCAGCGCCGTGGCCGCCGCATAGGGAATCATGCGCGACGGCACGCCGCGCACGGACGCGATCACGTCGGCGATCGAGGCGCCCGTGCGGTGGATGGAAAGCATGAATGGAGGCTCCAAAACAAAGCCCCCGACTCCTTTCGGAGACCGGGGGCTGATACCGACTTTCGCTGCTGCGGTGGGGTGTCGGGAGGGTGTTTCTGCGTCAGGCGGATTTTTTAGACCTACCTGAATTACTGCGAATTTTGGGGTGTTTTGTCACCTGCCGTCCACGGAAAAAGTGTCACCTCTGGAGGTGACAAAACAGGCTTTGACACTTCGGTCGACTGCAGCTAAAGGAACGAGGAATTGCCAGCACTCACTGCGGCGACTGAATGGACGTGACCACGCCATTCTCGAGATAGACGTACTGGGATACACCGCCGCCACGGCGATAGACCCACTGCTCATTCACACCATTGCTGCCAATGGTCTTGTTGATCTTGGTCGGACTGCCCCAAGAATTCTTGACCTGCGATTCAGACATCCCGCGCATGACCTTGCCGGAGATCATGGCGTCGAACTTCTCGTTGTCATCCCGCATCTTTGCCAAACGCGCTTGCGCACTGGCCTGATCAGCCCCCGTGTCCATGGCAGGGGCTGCATTGATGACCTCCGCTGACTTGGAGTCGTTGGTACAGGCGTGCTCCTGGTAGGTGACCTTGCCATTGGCATCCTTGCACTTGTTGATGGCCAAAGCTTGACCGCCAATGGCCAAAAGACAAGCCGCCAACGCAACGGCATGACGAGTACTGCGCATTACCTCTCTCCTGAATAGATTCCTATGGGCCCATTCGTTCCGCAAGAATGGACTGCGCTGCGCAATATAAGCGCTTTCTGAAATCCCCCAGCACTGAATAGAAGTGTTTTCGACTGATTTTCAAGGCTGAGGCCGCCACCTTCACAGGTGCAACCCGGTGCACGTAGTACAGGTCGAAGACCTGCTTGTCGAGTGCGTCCGGCTGGCAGGTATAGGCCAGATGAAAGGCCGCCAGCTCGGCGCTGCAGGCCGCGTTCGGCCCGTCGGTGCGCAGTGGCCTGGTGCGCGAGCCGCTGAGCTGCCCCAGGATCGAGCCCATGTTTGGCGATGGTCCGTAGAAGCGCCGCGTGGCCTTCCACGCTACCCAGCGTTCGCACAGCTGGTCCAGATCACGCTGCTCGTCGCTGGCTTCCGGGTCGACGTCATCGTCCGGGGTCGGTGCAGTGGCGGCCAGGCGCAGAGCCTCGGGGTCATACAGTTCGGGGCGGATCATCGGATTCCCTTTGAATAGATGCGGCGGCCGGCCGGCGCAGAGGGCGCAATCGGCGGCAGGAGGATGGACGGTGCGGCCGGTGGCGGCGCCAGCGGCTGGGCTGCGGGTGCGGCGTTTGCCCTCTCGGCAGGTACAGACGTCTGTACGGGCAGATCGGTTGGTGCAGCGGGCGGCTGGGTTGCGGTATCCATGGCAGGCACAGGCGCGAACAGATCGCCGATGGGCGGGATCAGTTTGTCGCGCAGCCGCTGCCAGTCCAGCGGGGTCCATTTGTGCAGGCCCAGCTGGTGGGCGATGGCCAAGTTGTAGACGCTGACGTCCCAGGCCTCATTGCGCTTGCCGTTGGGCTTGATCCATTCGCGGATGGCGCGGCCCTTGTGCCAGCGCACCCGGGGCTGCTCGACCACCATCTGGTCAAACCACTCGATCGGCAGCGCCTGGTTGAAGTGCATGGCGCCCGCGCCTTCGGCGAGATGCATGCGGTTGGACAGCCAATCCTTGGCAACGTCGGTACCTACGGTCCACAACTCCACGCCGCCCGGCGTCTTGCTGCCGCCCCAATCGATGTCCACACGGCTGGGCGAACTGCCCATGATGGGCTTGTTGGGGCGCGACGAGCCGTGCAACACGGTGCAGTTCAAGGGCCTTCGGGCCGAGCCGTAGTTGTATACGTCCTGCGTGTTGGCGCCACCGGCGTCGATGCCGTAGGCGCTGATCATGATGGGCCGGCCCGAGGCGTGCAGCAGAGGTGTGCGCCGGATCTCGTCCAGCCGCTGCCAGACACTGCCCGGCGCCTCGGGGGGCTCCGAGGGTGAGCCTTGCAGCACGATGTAGTCGATCACCCAATGCTCCAGGCCCGGACCCCAGGCCTCGATCTGCACTTCCAGACGGTCGGGCTGGGTGTCGGCCGTCATGGTCGCAACCAGCGCCGGATCGGGCAGCACGCGCAGCGGGTACTTCTCGGCGCGGTCGCGCAGCTGCGTCGCAGTGGTGATGGTCTCGGCGTTCTTGTACGACAGGCCCAGCCGCGTGTTGTAGAACACCTGCATGGCGTTGTGATCGCCCCGCTGCAGCTGCGCCTTGGCGTGCGAGTAGTCCCGCGCCAGCGTCAGCCAGGTGATGGCGCCGACCGGCATGTAGAACGCCGACAGTGTGAAGCTGACGGTCTCGCCATCGCCCTTGGATGTGGCAACCCAGCGCGCCTGCCCACCGGCGGCCACGTCGCGCAGCATGGCGGTCTTGTGGCGTTCGTCGATCTCGCAGCCGCAGGCTGGGCACACGAACCAGGCGCGGTCCATGAAGCCGGTCTGCTCATCGCGGGCGAACCTGAAGTTCTCCAGCGCCAGCACATGCAGGTGCTCACAGTGCGGGCAAGGCACGTGGTAGTACTCCTGCGTGCCCCGGGCAAACAGCTCGTCGATCTTCGAGAAGCCCTCGATGGCCGGGCTGGAGGTGTAGAAGAACTTGCAGTCGTTCTCGTACTGCGAGGCCCGTGCCTCGGCCAGGCGCACCGGATCGCCCTCGCCATCGATATTCAGCAGCAGCCGGTCTATCTCGTCGACATAGATGTAGGGCGCCGAGACTTCGGCCAGGTTGGCGGCAGAGCCGGCCGTGTTCATGAACAGCGTGGCATCGCCCAGGAAATCCTTGGCCTGCACCGTGTTGCGGGAGTCGCGGCTCTTCGAGGCGGCCACGCGCTCGGCCAGCACCGGCACGTTGCGGATCATCGTCGTAACGCGCGCCGAGAAGCGCTTGACCAGGGTGTCCGTGGGCTGCAGGGCCAGGATGTTGCGCGGGCGGCAGTGGATCAGCGAGGCGATCCAGTTGAGCGCTGTCTGCGTCTTGAACATCTGGGACGCCACCTTCGCCACCACCCGCTTGCACGGATGGCCGGGCGACAGCACCTGGTGCACACGCCGCGCCGGGTAGCTGCGGTCGAACCGGAACGGGCCGGGCTTGGGGCCGCTCTGCGGCAACTGCATGAACTTCTCTGCCCAGACATCGCACTGCAGTTCGGGATCAGGGCGCATGCCCTCGATCGCCGCGGCCACCATCAGGGCGTATCCATCTGCCAGGTTCATGATGCCGCTCCCTCGGGCAAGGCCCGCTGCAGGCGCTGCTCTGCAATGGCAAAAGCCTTGCGCAGCTCCTCGTTGATCAAGCGCTCGATCTCGCGCGAATCGGCCAGGCCCACCAGCAGGGGCGCCGCCCGCTGGCCCACGCCCATGGCTTCGTCACGCAGCGCGCGGAAGGCATCGAACACGCCGCGCCAGGCGGCCTCGCGCTCCACCAGGCGGCCAGCCTCGCGGGCGTTCTCGCGCTCCTCCCGCTCCACGGACGCGCGCTCCCGGCGCACGCGCAGGGCCTGGTAGTCGTCGCTGGCCGCAGGCTGGGCCGAATCCGGGGCCTGTGGCGGGTTTTTCGCTTCGCCCTCGCTTGCCCCTTGCTCGATGGGCAACAACGCGCCAGCGCGCCCGCTGTCGGCCCTGGCGCGCGTGTTCTGTGCCCACTGCAGGTCCGCCAGCGCGGCATGGATCTTTCCGTCGATCAGCGCGATCCGGCCTTCCTTCACGGCCTTGGCCACGGCGGACTTCGCCACGCCACGGCGCCGCGCGTACTCGGCCTGCGTGATCAGGTCCATTCGCCCGTTCACTTCGACCCCCGGCGTTCACCGCTTTGTTCACTTTTCCCCAAACCAGCCACTGGCGCCTGCGCGGGGGCCGAATTACCCCCGTGATTCCATGCGCCGGGAGTACCTATGCCGGGGGTGGTGGTGCCGCCGGCCGTCAACAGATCCAGCCCTTCCATTTCTTCTTTCCTCTCTCTATACAAACAAAGAAGTGATTACGTGGTTACGAGCGCGCGTAACAGCGAAACCCGCGCCAGGCTTGGCGCGTTACACGATTACGCCGTTACACGCCTCACGCATGTGCATGCACGCGCCCACACACACCCGCCCACCCGCCTGCATGCACACACACATACGCGAGGCTGCTGTAACGCTGTAATCGTGTAACGACCCGCGCCAGTGCTGGATTCCAGCGTTACGCGTCCATGTAATGGCGTAACGGCGCTGCACTACTGACCTCCCTGTGGTTCTTGCTCGTTGGGGGCCGGGGCACCGCTGCCATAGCCCGAGTACTTGCGCAGCGCATCCGCGAAGTCGCGCACGGCAGACGTGGCCCAATCGCCCTCGGTCATGCGCTGCTCGCCCTCGCCCAGAATCGGCTCGGTCACCAGGAACATGCGCTCGGTCTTCTTGGCCTGCCCGGGCCGGGTCACGTTCATCGGCTTGGTGCGCACCGGGCAGCCCTGCCCCTCGGCAAAGCGCACCACCGTGGGCGTGAAGCGGGTCTGGGGGAAGGGGTAGCGGTCGCCCGTGCGCTGGCACCATTTCAGATAGGCGGCATAGGCCTGGGTGATGGCGCAGGAGTGGTAGGGCAGATCCAGCTCGCCCGCCTGCCACTCGGACCAGAACAGCTCGGGGCTCTTGCGGTTGATCGCAATCAGTGCCGACTTGGCTTCCGTCATCGGGGCCGGGGCAAAGGGGTGGAAATCGCCCAGGGGGTAGTTGAGCAGGTAGTGGTAGAACGCCTCCACCCCGCCGCTGTCGCGCCAGTCGCCAAGTGCCTTGTAGTACTCGAAGCCCTTGGCCCGGGGCGTGTAGACCACCAGGTAGCGCCGGTCGGAGTTGTCCAGCGCCAGCGGCTGCAGCTCGTTGGAGAGGAACACGATGTTCATGTGGTTCTTCTCCTCGCGCCGCGTGAGGTGCTTGGGGTTGATCTGCACCGTGGGCGAGGTGATCAGCGCCTTCAGCCGGTTCTTGTTGTGGACCAGCTCGGCCCGGCTGGACACCTCGTCGCCCACCACGAACAGCTTGCAGCTGCGCCAATCGTTGTGCTTGTCCTCCAGCTCGTCCTGCCCCACCAGGGCGCCGTACTTGCCGTAGATGGCGACCATGATGTCGAACAGGAAGTTCTTGCCCGCGCCCTCATCGCCATGCATCACCACCGCCGTGCGCAGCTTGGTGCCGGGATGCTGCAGTGGGTAGGCCAGCCAGCACAACAGCCAATGCATGATGTCGCCGGTATCGCCCTCATCGGGCGTGGCCCGGCTGGTCAAGAAGGAAACGAGTTCCAGCATGGGCTGCACGTCGCCCTCTTTCGGCACCATGGCCATGCCGTCGAACAGGTTCACGGTGGAAGCCGGGTCGGCCTGCAGGGTGGGGTCGAACACCACGTCTTCCAGCCGCACCGTGCGCCGCTTCTCGCTGGCCTTCCACATCCGCACCATGTCGGCGCCATGGGCGTGGCCCATGTTGGCGATCTTCATGATCAGCCGCTCCGATCCGTCCCACACCGTGTCCGTGCCGTAGATCAGCGCGAAGTTCTCGATCAGGTGGTTGAACCGGCCCCAATCGATGGTCTTCTCCTTCTTTCGCCCCTGCACCGGCTGGTCAGTCGCAGGGCTCTTGCCACCCCCATCCCCAGAGTCGCGCGCAGCTGCGCCTTTTTTGGGGGACGGGGGGCGCTGGGCGAGATCCGGCGCCGGCCGCGCCTCGCCCGCGATGCGCACACCCGACTGAAAGTCGACGTGCACAACAGCCCCATCCAGCGGCGCTGGCGCGCCGTGAGTGGACGAAGCATGCGACTCTCCGGTCGCATGCGGTGGCGCCGTTAACGGCAATGGCGCCGCGCTGGGGTTGAGGTTGTCGGTGTTCTCAGCCATACCGCCTCGCCATCGCATCGACCACCGCCACCAGCTGCCGGCGGACCACGTCCAGGCCCTCGAGGACGTGCAGATCGTTGAAGTCCGTATCCTTCGGCCCCCGTGTCGAGGCCTTGAAGATGGGCCAGACCAGATCGCAGCCGTCCGTGGCTTTGGCAGCGCGGGCAGCGGCCGTGCGGCCCGGGTTGATCAGCGCGCCCGTGCGCTTGTCCCGGGTCATGTAGTCGTCATCTGCCAGGATCAGGATGCGCGTGGCCGGGTACAGCGCCCGCAGCACGCGCACGACCTCGGCCAGGTTGCCGGCGTCGAGGGCCACGAACACCGGGTGCTGGTGGTCCACCGCCATGCGGGCGGTCAGGCCTGTGGCATAGCCCTCGACCACCATCAACAGCGCCGTGCTGCCGGCGTCGATCTCACCGAGGCGGATGCAGCAGCCCGGCTTGTCGAAGGCCCGCAGGTAGATCTTCATCCCGTCCGGCTTGATGAACTGCAGGCCGCGCAGCGCCTGGTCACGCGGCAGATCCGGCCGCACCAGGGGCAGCAGCGTGGTGCCGGCCGGCAAGCGCACCACCACGTCTTCATCACCACGCTTGCGGGCAGGCCAGCGCAGCGACAGCTGGCGGTCCAGCGCGCGGAAGGCCTCGCCCTGTACCTGCTTGCGGTCCAGATAGGGCGTGGTGGCCACGCGCACGCCCTTGCGCCAGATGTCGATGGCTTCTGCCATCGCATTGGCGATCTCGGCAGCACGTTCGATCGCCGCAGCCTCGGCCAGCGCCTTGCGGTGGGCCGCCTGGCGGGCGCGCTCGGCCTCGGACAGCGGCGCCAGGTCAATCTCCACCTTCTGCCAATCGCCGCCATGCCGATAGGTGCCGAACGAGCCGACCACATACGTGCCGCCAGCGTCTGGCTGCCACAGGTGCAGCTTGTACCAATCCTTGCCGCCGGCGCCGCAGGTGGTCTTGCGCCCTGCCCTGATCCTGTCAGGCAGATCACGCCGATCCCGGTCGCGCAGCGCGATGCCGAAATGCTCCATCTGGTGCAGCACGCTCTGGTAGTTGTCCATCACGCCCTGCCCTCTTTCAGCCGCTCCAGGCGTGCCACCAGTAGCGACGCATGGCCCACCGTGCGCTCCAGCTCGCGCGTCAGCTTCGTGGCCTCGGTCACGGGGTCCAGCGGCATGGGCGGCGCGTAGCCTGCCTCATGCAGCAGATAGGCGGTCAGGCCGTGAAAGCCGATCTCGCAGCACTTGCGCATCAGCAGCAGCAACTGGCCGGGGCTCAGCCGCTCGGCCCGGGCCGGGTTCAGCGCATCCAGCAGATAGCGCGCCGCCGCGTCGGGCTGCTTTTCGGGGAACAGCAGTTCGCCCACCTTCTTCGGGCCGCCCAGGTACTTCACAGCATCCTTGGCAGCCTCCAGCTCATCGTCGTAATTGAGTGCTGGGTCCATATTCAGACCTCCAAAATCAGGGGAAACCCTTTCCGACGCGTTCCGAATTTTT